GCCGTATAAATATTGTTTTCGTCCTGGCGGGAGTGGGTTGGGCTCCTTGGCGGTGTGTGTGTGCGGTGTGAGCGTGCTGCTACGCGAAACGGGTGATTTCCCAGGTCCCGGTGACCGTGCCCATGCCCGAGAGGGTAAAGACGAGCGTGTCGGAAGAGGCGACAAATGTGCCGCCAAGAGACGCTGTCGTCGTCGAGCGCGAAAAGGTGCCCCCGGTGGTCCAGCCAGCGGATCCAGAAGTGATAGTTCCCGCGGAGTCTCCGGCGGTGAAAGTGCCGGCACCATAGTATGCCATCATGTAGGATGCGCCGTTAACCAGCCCGGTGATAGTGGTGACGTTGGATGCTCCAGACGCCACCAGGCCGAGCGTGTTGGCTGCGACAGTCCGCGTGGCGTCAGTTCCGAGGATCTCGCCTGAGGCAGTAATTGCCCATTGGGAGACGCCGAAGGTGGACGCGGCGGATGGTGCGGGGACGGGGTTCCGCAGCTCGAACCGGTACGTGGCGTAGAGGGTGCCGATGACAGTCCCGTCCGCGACATTCACTGTGTCGAAGAGCTGGATGTAGCCATCGGTATTCTCGTTCGCGTCGTAGACGGCTCCAGAGGGGAAGGCGTAGGTTGCGGTGTTAGTGTCAACGATTGGGACCCACTTTTGCTTGAGTGGGAACCGGGCGCTGGCGTCGACCCACGCGCTCGTCTTGAGGTGGAAATACTCACGGAAATCTTGAAGGTCCGTCGAGGGAATGGTTGAGGCACGTTCACGCTTTCCAACGTAAATCTTGCCTGCAGTGCCACTCCCGAGGGTTGTCTCGATGTCCAGGGTGAGATCCAGAAACCGGCCGCCCGAGTAGTGCGAGGCGATGCCGGCTCCCCAGTGAACGAACGCTGTGTTGCCCGGATTGACTAGGAACGTGTTGTGGCCACTGATAGTTGTCATGCTTTCCGCACCGGCGGCCCCATGATGAATGAGGTTACCGATGGGGATGCGTCGCAGGACGGTGATCGACTGCGGATTCGGCCGAGAAACTGAAGACCCACCGTAGGCTACGGGGGCCGCGACCCGGGCGGACGAAGTGGTCGTCACGCCGGACAGCTTCGGGGCGTGGCTGGGCAGCGACATCCGAGCCGGAAAGGGGCTGGGACGTGCGCTGCGCGGCGTCTGCGGTGGCGGTTTCGCCTTGGTCGTCTTGGGTGTGGTGCCTCGCATGTCTGGCAAAGCGAGGGGTAACAAATCTAAGGCGGTTGAGGCAAATGATGTTGCTGCTGTGAACAGGAGGTCGTTCCGGACTGCGCGAGCTCGGTTTTGTGCCCAAACTTCACCGGGGTCGTTGGCAAAGTCAAGGTAGTGGAGCGGTTCGTTGTCCATTTATCGCGTGCGCTGCTGCCCGCACACACAATCCCGTAGGCACGTGAACCCATCTCACGTGCCTACTTGACTGTCTAGCCACCGCCGCCGCCGGCAGCGGCGTTGCGGCGGGGCTTGGCAGCCTTGGGCGTCTGCTTGTTGTCAGAGGGAGGACGTTTTCCCTTGGGTTTTACCTCGTGCCAGAATTTGCACTTGTTGCCGTAAGTACACTTTCCTGTTGCTTCAAACTGCTTGCACGCGGCATCGGCAGCAGGCGCCTTGCCCGTTGCCTCACCCGCGACGACTTCGACTTCGTCCGGCCTGCTGGACGATTCGGAGTTCTCCTCCTCAGGGTTGTGGAGAACGTCGCCGATGAGGGCCCGTTGCTCGACGGGCACCTCGTGCGCGATCTTCAGGGGGGGCGGCTCTGACCAGTCGCCTTCACCATTCAACCACGCTTCCCAATCCTTTCCGCCCAGAATCCCCTCGCGTACGGCAACGCCGTCCATCCAGTCACCGTAGTTGTTAGGATAGCCGGCGCCGCCATAGGCCAATGCAACAAGGGCGTTCCATGAATACGCGTCCTCGTCGTGTGGGCCCTCGCCGAGGGTCTTCAGGATCCGCTCGCAAAGCGGACCCGCGTAGGGAGTGTTCTTGTCGTTCAACGCGGCAGCAAACGCTTTGGTCCGCCCAACCACAACCTGTCCGAGTGTTGACCTCGTGTAGGGTAGCTGGGACAGGAGGCGTGTGGGACTAGCCATACTGTCCAATTCGCCGCGTCCGATGCCGTCGCCGTAAATGCGTCCGAGAAACATGGGGCGACCTTCGGGGGTGTTGATGTCCACCGTCTTGACCTTCAAGGTCATCCCGAGATCGCCGCAGACGCGCTTGTAAACTTGCGGGTCTGAGTACATGGACAGTCCGTCGTCGCCACCGTGCAAGCCAATGCGCGAAAAGGCGAGTTCGTGGCCCGCGCCGCTGTCGCGCAACGTGATATATTCCATCAACGCTGCGCGCTCCGACTGTCCCTGAGACGTGTCGGGGCTCCCGGAGCCGAGCTCGGTACCTCCTTGGGAGATGCCGTTGCCGGGAACCGCGGTCTTGCGGTTGTATGTACCATGCCGGGCCTCGATAATCATCTTGGCCTCGTTGTCCTCGAATGCAATGTCATCCCTGATGTCGTCGCAGAGTCGGAAAAACGGGTTTACGCTTCCATCCATTTTGCTAATGTCAGTCTCAAGCACCTGGCCGTCGGTAAGTTCGATAGCCTGGGCGCAGAGGGCATCCACCTGTTTGGCGACGTCTGTAAGACTCTTGCCAAACACGTAGAAGTGACACTGCTTAATGGCGCGCGACATTGCGATGGTCGCGCGGGACAGCAAGTATTTACTCTCGCCGTCCATGATCGTGATAATCCGTTTCGCCTTCACCTCCCCGCCGTTGTCAGTGGACGGGGATGCGACGGGTTCCATCTTCCCAAACTGTCTGAGTGGCTCGCTGGGATGGTAGTTCGGGCCGTAAGCGGCGCTGGCATCATCCAGGATCCGTCGTTGCGTGGGCCTATTTTGGCGTTCACGTACTTCCTCCTCCTCAGCAAGCTTGATCTTATTGGGATACAGCTGCTGGTAGAAGTCCTTTACGTATGTCCAATACTCCGCCTTGATGTTTAAGGTCGTAGGGCGTTGCTTTGTAATACGTAGGTCGACGGCAAAAGCGAGGTTCGGGGCGTTTTCCGTGGGAAAAGCCATTGGCGGCATGGTGGACTTCATGAATTGGGTCATTCCTCCCTTCTCTTTCTGCACGACGGAAGTGGGCGTCGGGTTGACGGTGTAGCACTTCATTGGCGTCGGGGTGAAAGTGTTGCGATAGTTGTGCTGGAAAGAGTTGTCATTGGTGGCACTGGTGATCGCAACCCACATGTCGAAGGCAATGTTCGACATGCAAGATTCGAGTTTGGACTCACATGCAAGGGTCGTCAGCCCACCGGCGGTTACGTTCGTCTGATTGTGACGGCGTACACGCAGTGTGCTGAGGTCCGAGTCTGTTATGCTGCGGCTTGTGGCTGTCCCCGCAACGCAACCGTGGTGCCAAACTTTGCCGTTCTCGTCGACGGAGGACATGACGTGAAACGTCTCCTTCTCGCCTTTGACGATGGTTGGCTTGAGTTCAGCAGTCATGCCTTCACCCAGTGACCCGGCCCAGAAAAAGTAATAGGCTAGGTAGCTCATGCGCACGGCTGGCATGGTATAGGTGAGGACCCTGTTCTCTGGGAGTGCGACTCGGCGGACTCTGCGCACGCTGACATGCGAGCTCAAAAACAGGGGGGCGGCTGCGATGCATGCCACTAGCTGTAAAAGCGTTGTGGCTGGGAATGGGTGACATTCGACAAGTTGGGGCCACTGGAGTGGAACCTCCGCCCAGCAGGGCAGAAGGACGCTGGCCTCCCCAGTAACCCATGGGATCTCCTCCCAGTAAAGACTGATGTACGGCACATATACCGTTACCATTTCGTAGCACAAACGTCCGTAGAAAGGCACCCAAATGTGGGCAGGGCAGTTTCGGTAGTAATTGTATGCTACGCAACAGGCCGATAGGCACAGAAACAGCAGGTAGTGGCGCCAGAGGAACGTCGTGTAAACGGACGTTGTAGCTTCTTGGCCGTACTTCCAAACACGCTGGCGGTAAGAATAGTCGCCAGCGCGGAAAGTCCACTTGTCGTCTTCGAAGGTGATGTTAGCTGTATAGCTTTTGTCAGCGGGCTTATTGATATTGAAATCATAGCTCACGGTGACAGCATCGGTGTCGAAAATTTCCGAAATCTCGCGGAGGGACATATGGTCCGCCACGTCGATCAGGGAGACGAGAGTGTTCTTGTTGATCTTGCTGAAATCCTTGCGTTCCACCACAGGGTGGTTGGCCAGGTCCTTGAGATCGTGGAGCTCACGATCTCCTGGGACGCCCCTCCTCACCTCCGAGCGCGATTTGGACACTGCGTAAATGCGTTTGCACATTTTCAGGGCAACAGCAGTCACGTGGCGTATCGCAGTCGTGCGGTTCGCAGCCGCAGGTCCATGTTCGTTGTCAGCATGGACATGGGAAGGGGGCAGTGGAGTTGAGCGGATGGCCTCGGACATGCGGTCACTCTCGCTCAGGGTTGCCTTCGGCTTGCCGCGGAATGTGCTTCGACAAGTGGTCCAAAGACGCTCGACATTGACTGTGGGCATAACGAGCCGTACTGCAATACGGGCCGAAACCAGGGCCATGCCGAGAAATGCCAATGCTGATACCCACTTGGATACCAATATTGACATGGCAACTTGACATATCCAGAACAAATATGCCATCCTGCAGGGTGTGCGCC